GTGGAATATAGATTTGAGTGTTGTTCACACTATCTCTTGTTAACACCCAAGGGTAGTAAGTACAAGTGTAGTTAGAGTCAATACCTGAGTTATCTAAATTCTCTACCGCTTCAGTTGGGTAGATTAGTCCATCCCCACCAGTTGTTGAAGGTAAAAACAAATCGTAGTCAGGGGTTGTTGTAATATACAAAGAGTCAGCTCTATTAAACTCAATCATCTGAACCGCATCTTCAACTAAATTACTGTTATTCACATAATCAATTCCTGGTGTAACAAATACATTTATGTTTGTTGCTTCAGGGTTTGCAAATGTTTGTTGACCTAACAAGTATGCATAGTAGTCAGTATTTGCAAAAGCCATAGTTCCGTCACCAATCGCAATTTGTTTAAATGCTCCCCAACCTGTTGCAGATGGGTAAAGTGTGCTTGGACAAGCTCCTCGTAAGAATCCTGGTCTACCTAAAGAAAATTGATCACTATTTGTTCTATATTCTCTATATATGTCCCATCCGTCAAATCCGCCTTGTACTAATAGGTTGAATTTACGAGCGAATAATCTATAGTATGGGTTTGTTGGTGAATCCGGATCAGTAATAAATTGAGCGTTACCACAAATAAATCTTGGGTCACCACTTGTTGAGAACTCAGGACCAATTGTGATACCACTTGCGTTTATATCCATGTGGAAACCAGCTGACCTATAGTTAAATGGAACACTATCAATATCACAAGAGTTGATTGGATTTCTCTTACCAACATATTCGTAATAACCAGGATCCCATCCGTAACTATTAGAAATACCTAAGTATGTTCTTCTTACATTATCACCACTACTTAAAATAGCGTCATTGTTTCCTGATGATAAACCAAATGGCGGATCGTAAACTACTTCTCCCGCATAATCGTATTTTGCTTTAATGATTGGGAACGCTGATTTGGCTCCAGCATAATTTCTAAAATTATATCCGTTGAATCCACAAGGAAGTGCGTCTATCGGAGCATCCTCATTAATTTCAACCATAATGTATTTAGACATTAAAGTATATTCACCATCTAATGTTCCAATCTTAACACCAATAAAGTTGTTTTGTCCTGGATCCATTGTACAATTTGTAAATTTCTCAATAACAACAGGGTTAGCATCTGTATCAAAGTAATCCCTCACTAAGACATCAAATGTTCCATTATTAAATGTTTGATTAATAATTGATAATTTAAGTAGTGTGTTAGCGCCATCACCATCTGAAATAGTATAGAATCTAAATAGGTCAAAAACTTTATTACCTCTTAATTCTGATACAACCCATGGGGAGTTTGGTGTTTGATATCTATCTAAATACCAACCTATTGAGTTAATATCACCACTTTGTGCTGAGTCTAATTCAACTAATTGAGAACTTAAACCTCTAATATATCCTTTATTCCAAGAATGGTTTAACCATGACTGGAATACTTCCTCACAAAATAATGGAACCGTAATTCTTGGTTTTTGGAAATTAGTAATACCAAATACTTTAGTAATATATTCTGGATCATTTTGACTTAATGAAGTTTCAAACGTGAAGTTTGTTCCTGTTTTATCAACCACATTTACTGCGAATTGCAAATAAGGGTTTTTACCTACACCGAAGTATTGTCCTGACATATTCAAAGTTACGTCTGTAACACCAGTTACTTGGTATGCAGGTTCTGGTTGATTAGGGGCATAAGTTGAAATACCTCTTGATCTTAATGTTGTAACAACAACGTCATCATAGTTTGTGTATGAAGTACCTGTGTAGTAGTAAATCTTACCAACAATACTTCCCTGATAACAGTTTATATTAACCGGTGTTGGTGTTGGTGTTGGTGATGTAAATGGTGACGGTGTAATACAAGGATTAACAGATGATGGTGTTGGAGTCGGAGACGATGAAACCTGTGGTGTAGGTGTAGGGTTAGGGTAGTAAGCCGTAATGCCTGACACATAAGAAAAGAATGAGAATCCTGAATAAGCCGTTCCGCCAGTGTGGGCGAATTGGGAGTAATACCAAGAATCATTTAACGGAGACGTTAATGATGTGTTATCAAATGAAACTGAAGGAACTTGGTAAACGTTTGTTTCTGCTGACCATCCAGCTCCCTGTAATATGTTATAATCATCTGTTGCGATAGAACCAAAATATGAAATCAATTCATCTTCGGCCATATAAGGATTTGAATCCGTGATAACATTGAAGACTAATTGTTTAATTTGATCATCTATTGTTGATACACCACCATTAAATTCTTCATATTGTGTGTATAGTTGAGATTCGATTGTATCGGGGAATGTTGTTGTATACCCAATAGTTGATGAATCATTAGTACAACCAGTAAAATCAACAACAAATGATAGTTCTTTAGGGTCAACACAAGTTGTTATACAAGTGCTAAAATCTGTTACCGAACTTAGACACCAAACATCAATTGTGCTTGGGTCAACATTTGCAATTGTTGTAATTGACCAAGATGGTCCTGCATCATATCCTGATAAACCTAAGATTCTTGTTACAAACAATTGATTTGATTGTTGTAAGTATGCTTGTGCAATATACGCCGCTTCGTATTTTGGAATTTGTGTGTTTACGAACTTTTCTGCCGATACTCCACCAAATACAGATTGGAATTCCGTAAAATTCGTAATGAAAATAGGTTCGAAAGCCGGTCCTATTATTGTCTCTCCAGCGATTCCCAAAGTTGTAACACCAACACTCTGTGCTACAAAACTTAAGTCAACTTCGGACGTATATACTCCCGGAGAAACAAAAACTTTACTATTAGTTGCCATATTTAAAATTTCTTTTAGTTATTTATTTTTATATAAATACTTGTTAAAACATGAAAAACTTTACATAAATAAAAGTATTTATATAATGGTATGATTTTATTCTACCTTTTTTCTACCCTATGGATAAAGACATTAAGAAGATAAAAAACTTAAAGATTGATATTGAAGTTCATTCAGTATTAAAAAAATATTGCGATAAACGTGGTATAAAAATGTATCGATTTTTAGAAAATCTTATTTTAGAAAAATGTAAGGAAAAAAAAGACGTTTATGGTGAAAACTAAATTAGTGATTCACTAAACAAAATACTAGAAGCTTCGTTGACATCAATAGGAATAATATCAATGCGGAGAACATCTCCATTATTTATTTGAATTGTGAACACATCAGTACCATAGAAATCATCGTTAATATAAACCTGATAAGACGTAACATTATTAGTTTCAAACGCAGTGACATTACAAGTATATTCATAAAAATGTTCTTCAGAAGTGACCCCAACATTATAAGATAACGTAAGTTTTGGTGGTATAATAGGTATAGATTTTTTTGTTGGTCTTTTAACCGGTGTTTGGTCCACCTCAAACATTTGAAAGGTTCTTGATAATGCTGGATATACCTCAAACTCGTCCTCATCTAATAAGAACCCCATCATTGTAAATTCGTATTTTTGAATGTAATATTTTCTTTTTTCTAAATCTAAAACCGATTCGTCTGTCATACTATCGTTAATGATAGGAATATAATGTCCTTTAATATTTTGATATGCCTGTTTTGAGGCAAATGTTTCAATAACTTTTTTATTAAATGAATTTATTTCTCTCATTCTATTACAAACAATTACAACAGTATATTTTATATCAACAGGAATTGGTTGCGGTATTTTATATATGTCGGCACCATGTCGGTTACCATCCCAAGTCGGAACTTCCATATAATAATACATTTTCCTATTTGGAATATTATATATTACGGCTGGGTTATTTCCGTATTTAACCTCCGGAACTCTAATTGTTGTAATAAATGGTGGCTCAACATTCTTATCTATATTTTGGTAATCCCAAGTTTTAACAAATTGTTCCCAATTTTGGGTTGTTATTAAAATGTCAACAACCGGAACTACTTTACCTTCCGTTGTAATCCCCAACTTATCACGAACAAAATCTAAAAACCCACGATCCAAGTCAGCGTGTAATAAAGATTTAGGAAGGTAAGTTCCATCCTTAGAAATCATTTCAGCTAATTCTTCTCTTCTTTGGTGAAGTATTTTTGGATACGTTAATGGTATCGATGGTTTAACGGTATGGTTTTTTGGTAATGCCATTTTCTATATTTTATAATCCTTTAAATTCATTTGGTCCAACAGGTGCCGCAATGATAGTGCGATAGAATGGTTTATAGCCTTTATATGTGTGTTTTAAGTCGGAAGTCACACGACCATCGTTAACAACACTATAATATCTAACAAAGTTTTCAGTATCGTAATACCCAATATAATCACCAAAATCAACATCAATATTGAGGTCTTCCAACGTTTTTAAGTAAACTGAAATCGTAATGTTTCCAGGTTCAAACTGATCTATACGGGATGATCCGACCATTTTATTTTCAGGTACCGCAATCCCAATTAAAGCATTAAACTCAACTGGAGGTAAAAAATTTATCCCATCCGTTAGAGCTTCACCATAAACATCATCTATCGGTGTTTTGTTTCTATCAACACGATAAAGGACACAAGTGAAGTTCATATCACCTACAAGCCATTCTTGGCCCATACCGATTTCAAGATTAAAGTCATCACTACCAAAGAATTTTCCCAATCTGCTAATAGGAATATTACTCTTCATATTGTTGTTTTATTGATAAATATCTATTTATTAGTTATTATTATAAAAAAAGAATTTGGGAAATATCCAATCAATCATAGAGAATAGAGCTCTCGATTTGTTAGACTCATATAGTGGGGCAAATAACCACATCCTATATTTGCAAAATAAAAAACTAAGTTCAAAAAAGTTTTACCCAACAAGGTCACAATCAGACTATATCGTTAACTATTATAATACAACTCCAAAAGTTGCTCGTAAATGGGTTGACTTAGACACATACTTCGCTAAAAAGTTTGCAGAAGAGAGATACCTATTGGAAACTCCTGAAAAAATTTATATTGAAAAATTATTAGTGGAAAAGGAAAAGTCGTATCATATATGGGGTAAGTTTTTTGAAAAAGATCCATTAACAGAGTTTTGGGTTCCTAAATCTTCCATAATTAAAACACATAATGTTGAGAGAGTTGAGGTTGATTATTCCAAATACGATCACAGACCCCCGTTATCTCACCAAAAAGAGGCAATAGAGAAACTTGCTGGGTCAAAAAGATTTATTCTTGCGGACGATATGGGTTTGGGTAAAACAACCGCAACCATTATAGCCGCTTTAGAGTGTAACGTAAAAAAGATTTTAATTGTTTGTCCCGCATCTTTAAAAATTAACTGGCAACGTGAGATTGAGAACTATACGGATCGTTCAGTTTATATTGCTGAGGGAAAAAAGTTTTCAACTGAACACGATTTTGTTATCATAAATTATGATATCCTAAAAAACTTTTATGATATAAAGGATAAAGATAACTCATTGATAAGCCAAGGAAATTTTGACCTTATAATTTTAGATGAGGCTCACTATGTTTCTAACGGAACAAGCATAAGATCCAAATTAGTTAATTCGTTTACGAAAAATTGTAAAAGAGTGTGGTTATTAACAGGGACGCCGATGACAAATAGACCAATGAATTATTTCAACCTGTTATCAATAATTGATAGTCCCGTATCACAAAACTGGATGGCATATGCAATACGATATTGTGGTGGTTACCAATTTACTGCCGGAAAAAGAAAAATATGGAATGTTGCCGGAGCAACCAATTTAGAAGAGTTAAGAGATAGAACTTCTAGACAAGTATTAAGAAGATTAAAGACAGAAGTTTTAGACTTACCAGAAAAAATTATAACACCAGTTTACCTAAAATTAAAATCAAAACTTTATGAAGGATTGATGGGGGAATATTATGAATGGTATAATAAAAATCCAAACGAGAGTAGTTCATTAACGGTTCAGTTTAGCAAGTTAATGAAAGTTCGTCAAGTGATTGCCGAAGAAAAAATAAACGACACTATTGAGTTAGCTGAAAACATTATAGAACAGGGGAAAAAAGTTATCATATTTACTAATTTTACCGACACATTAAATAAAATTGCCGACCATTTTGGAAAACAAGCCGTTAGATTAGACGGATCAACTTCAAAACCACAACGACAACATGCGGTTGACCAATTCCAAGAGAACGATAAAATAAATGTTTTTGTTGGAAATTTAAAAGCCGCTGGTGTAGGAATTACTTTAACTGCGGCTGAAGCCGTAATTATGAATGACCTATCGTTTGTTCCTGGTGATCTAGCTCAAGGGGAAGATAGGGCTTACAGATATGGTCAAAATAATTCTGTATCAATTTATTACCCATTATTTATTAACTCAATTGAGAGCGTCATATATGATATGGTAAATGATAAGAAAAAAAATATCAATACCGTTATGGGTGATGACTTAGATGAAAAGGGAGATATTGTTGAACTCATTCTTAATAAGATACATTCGGTGAAATACTAAATTCTTGATATTTATCAATAATGAAAGTTTCAATCAAACACATAAAATGCGATATGACCAAGGAAGATAAAGTTCTTACTAAGAAATTTATTGCATTCTTACAAACAAAATACCCATTAAGGAATGATTTAAAAATTAATTTTTTAGGGGTTAGAGATGGTGAAATGTCCACAGGAAGTAGGACAATGGATTCAACATTAAAAATACTATCAAAAGGACGACTTAATCGTGATATATTAAGAACTTTAGCTCACGAGTGGGTTCACGAATACCAATTAACAATATTAAACAGAGAACATGGTCCAGATATTGGTGGTAAAAATGAGGATGAGGCAAACGCATTTGCTGGTCAATTAATTAAAATGTTTGAAAAGAAATTTCCCGAAATCCGAGATATGATGTTTGAGGATAAAGGAATTAAAAAAAGGTTGGGGATTATTAATGAACAACTTTTATTAATAGAAAAAGGTGGGGTTAAGGAAAACTTAATTCTTGAGATGAAAAAAATCGGCATTGAAAAATTACCTTATTCTTATTCATCATTAAGTAAGTTCATAGACTCTAAAACTATGGATATTCATTATAACAAACACTATAAGGGTTATGTTAAAAAATTAAATGATGCTTTGAAAAACAAAGATGGTGATATAGAGTTAGAAGAAATAATTAAAACAATTAGTAAGTTTGATGACAAAGTTAGAAATAATGCGGGTGGCGCCTTTAACCACGCATTGTTTTGGAAAATGCTCTCACCAAAGAAACAACTTCCTAAAGGAGAGATTCTAAAAAAAATTACATTGGATTTTGGAAACATAAAAAAAATGAAGGATGAGTTTAATGAAGCGGCAAAAGAACGTTTTGGTTCTGGATGGGCTTGGTTATATTTATCAAAAAATAATGAGTTAAAAATTATGTCCACACCAAATCAGGACAATCCATTAATGAATATTGTTAAAGGTGGTGGATATCCGCTTCTTGGTCTTGATGTTTGGGAACACGCTTACTATTTAAAATATCAAAACAAAAGAGATGAATATATTAAAAAGTTTTGGGATAGCGTTAATTGGGAATTTGTTAACCAACTTTACGAGTTAAGAACAAAAAACAAAACATTAAAAGAATCTAAAATAGTTAAGATAAATGAGATTGGATTAAGGCAACGATCTAAAATAACCTATTTGTGTGAATATACCGAATTAAAAAAAATTAACGACTCTCCGTTTTGTAAACTTAAAGCTTTTAGAGACACACTTACAGATCAAAATCTTATTCAAAGATTAGAACATTCCATACTAATGTTAGATAATTTTTTTAGTAAGAAGATTGTTGGGACATTCCCTCAAATTATAAATCTTTCATTACAAAACCAAGAAAAAACTATAAACTTTTTAGAATTAATTTCTGATTTTATAAAAGATAAAAATTTTAATGAAACAGAAACTTTTAGAGTTTTAAAAAAACAAAAAAATACTTCCATTGCACCAGAAAATTTAGATTCTCTTTTGCGTAACGCAAGATACTTGGAACATCAAAAATACGAAAATAGATTCGTTGGGGATTTCTTTGATAAAAAATCGACAAGATTGCAATTAAATTACGATTGTTCTGATGACGCAAAAGAAAAATTATTTGACACATTAGTTAAAATTCAATCGGGTCAAGAAACAATAAACTACCATTTTTTTAGGATAACTAATTGTTTATCAAATTCATTTAAAAGTGGATCACATTACATAAAGGCAGATTTAGAAAGTAAGTCAGACTTTAAAGATGAAGAAGGAAATGTTATTTATCCTAAAGGTTCTTTTTTTGAGGTTAAAAAAATGGACCCATTTATTGATAGTTATTTATCTGAATTCTTTTCAATTTTTAAGGAGAGTTCAATACTTAATCAAAAACCGGCATATATTGAATTATATAATAAGTTAATAGAAAGAATCTTTATATGGTTAGGAAAAAATCAATTGTCTGAAAATTTTTTACAAAAGGTAAAAAGTAAAATGTCGGGTATTTTTTATGAAAACGATATTTTAATACCTACAGAATTCATAGAACTTTATTGGTCTAATAAAGGTCAAAGAGGTTGTGACGAAAAAAGGTTATCCATAAGGTTTAGAATAGATCCCAAATACACAAAAATAAATGCGTATAAATTTGTTGATAAAGACATTTTAGAACCAATTGAACTACAAGTACCACCAACCTTAAAAGGTAAGGTTATCTGTCAATAGTCAAGAAATTAATTATAAAGATATTTATATTAAAAAAGTCTTATGTCAATTATAAACGAACCGGAAAGAAGTAAACTTTATCAAAAGATTAGACACTTATTGGGTGCCCCTTTAAGATCCGTTGAATTGGAAGATGAAATGATGGACACATTATTGGAATTCTCAATAGACGACTACTCACAATATGTTCAGGATTGGTTAATTGAATCTCAATGGACAGCATTAGATAACCTTAATTTGGATACACAATCTCTTTCAAGAGCGTTCTTAACTAAAAGTCTAAATTATGAAGACAGATATACTTACGCATACTCAAAAATTGTTGGTTTACAAGCTGGTGGTGATTGGGTAATTAAAAAAGATTATGTGCAGTTGGTTAAAAATCAACAAATATATGAAATACCCGCAGGTCGTGAAATTAACGAAGTGTTATGGTTTACCCAATCAACCTTAGATAATGCAATCTTTGGGGTTGGTGGTTTTGGTGGTGTTGGTGAAGGAACTGGTCTTGGTGGTGGAGGAGGACTTGCTCAAATGGGTAATTCGGGAGTAAATTATTTCTTAACACCTGTGTTTGATATGTTGTTAAGAATGCAAGAGATTAACATACAAAAAAGAGTTTTACGAGGTGATTTAACATATTATATTACCGCTTTACCTGAAGGTAAAAAGGCATTACATCTTTTAAATACACCGGGTGGTAGATTTGATTTTGGTAGTGCGGAATTAATGAAAGGTAGAGTTTGGTATTGGTATTATGACTTAGGTCAGGGAGATAGGGACAAATGTTTGGCCGATAACCCCGACATTATTAGACTACCATCTGACGTTCCATTTGATAAATTAAGTTGGTATAAGTTAAATAATCCGGCTCAAGTTTGGATAAGAAGGTGGTTTACCGCCTATTGTAAAGAAACATTGTCAAGAGTTCGTGGTAAGTTTAGTGGAAACTTAAAAACTGCCGATGGTGGTGATTTAACTATGGATTATGCAGCACTTGCAACTGAAGCTAAAGACGAAAAGACAAAATTAATTGACGAACTTATTGGGCCTGAAGGAAGATTAACAAGACTTAAACCAGAAAAGGTTATGGAAAGAGAGGCCTTACTTGCCGAAAACCTAAACAAACAACTGAAATTTAGGGCGATGCCAAGACAGATATACGTAATTTAATTTTATGCCAATAGTTAGAGAAAAACCAATTAGAAAAACCGTATTTAGAGGAGACAGGTCTTTAGTATTAGATACTTTTGAAACCATAGTTGTTAGTGATGATTTTTATTCTACTCGTGGAGAAACTCTAATTATTGTTAGAGATGTTAATACTTGTAAAATAAAATTAGATTCCACAACAACAGATAAAATTAAAATTAAAACTTTAACAAATTGTATTATTATTCCAGACTTAAATCGTATTGATGAAGATTGGGATGAAATTGCTATAGATAGGGGTGCCTGTGTTGAATTACAACACGTTCAGGGAATTTGGATGATACTATCAAGTGATGGTATGAAAATGGTCTGACACATGTTAAATATGTTCTTCCCACCCAGGCTCTGCTAAGTCATATATATGGTCAGGACTAATACCAACATTAGTCCAAAAAGCCAATTCTTCTGGAGTTATGGTTAATAGATCAACCAAATCATCTTGGTCTTCGGGGTTGAATGGGTTGCCATTAATTAACTTACATTGACCTGAAGTATAAAAACTTCTATCCTCTGGATTTTTAACCAATAATGTATCTCTAACCTCATCGTCAAATACTATTAACAATGGTTCCACTCGTTTATTAAATGTTGCAATTGCTCTTTGGATGTTGTATTCACCTAACATCTCAGGGTTATTTTCTAAATCGGACGGCTCAATACGATAACAATTTAATTGGATGTGAGACCCCAAAATAGGGTTACTACCATGTGCCTCAAAAAATAAATCCACTTCTTTCTTTGGCATTTTTTCATTTATTTTTTGGACATCACCATGAGATGCCTTATTTCCATTGTTCACATATAAGATTACATCTCCAAGATTAGATTGTATCCCATCTCTAATAATAAGTTCCATATGTGCTTGTCTTGACATTAAACTTCCCGACTTTGTTGTTTGTTTACTACGTTTAATATAATCCTCAACACTTATTTTAACTCTTGCTTTTGATGCAATCTCTGCCAACGGAACTCTTAGGTCAAATATCTTTTGAATGTATTCATAATACCAATCAATAAATTCTTTTCCCTCACCTCTAAGTAATTGTTTAACTCCCTTATCCAAAAACTTCTCAATGTATTTTGGCATTTTTTTGGACTTAATACTATTACCCGTTAATTTAACTTTACCATTGTGTTCCATCGTTGCATAGTTCTTACGAGCCAAGTTAATACAAGAATCCCAAGTTCCATCACAATCAAGACCCATCTCACCTTTCATAAATAAATCATTAAACTCGGCAACATCGGCATCATAACCACTATATTCTTTACCTTCTTTAACTAACCAATTTAACCCTTTCCCAACATATGTTCTATCATCAACACCACCATCAGGTAATGAGAAGTTCATACCATCTGTATCACAAACCAAAGGACTATACCCCTTTTTACTAAAGAACTTTAACATTTGTCTTAAGTATTGTCTACCCGTACAGGTTATTTGTTCTCCCATATCAATGTCACCCCACGGAAATACGTGTGGTGCCGATAATGATCCGAAGAATGCGTTAATAAAAATCTTAATAGGCAATTGTTTACGATCATATGATGTTGATTTCTTCTTATCAATTGTCTTATATTCTGCGGATAAATTCTTATACATAATACGAGAATTCCGGAAGTAAGTTAAAAACCCCTTCATTGACCCCGTTATATCACACTCAGGGAACACGTCGTGAACTAACTGAATGGAAGGGTATAGTGAAGAGTAATCGAGCTTTAATACGTTCTTAGAATATCCAACTTTTAATAATCTAGATAATCCACCAACAAAGTTTCTTTTTTCTTTTTTCTGTGGTATCGCTAACCCATGCTTATATGACCAAGCCAACATTACCATTTTCCAAAGAGTGGCTGTTCCAATTGTTGATGCTCTTTCATATGTTGTTGGAACTAATGACGCCAATAGGAATGTTGCTTGGTTGAATTCGTCATCCACCAATAGAGTTTCGTCAAGGTCATCCTCAAGATATTGCTCAACGATATCATCACCAGTTGTTTTAGTATAAATGTCTCCTCTTCTTACACATACCTCATCAATTTTTGGATCTAACCCAACTTTCTTATAGTTACCATTTTGAGTATTTAACCAATATTCTTCTTTTTCGGCATACATTGAACCGATTTTAGTGTGGTCAATATATATACGATCGGCAGATTCGGCTTCAATAAATTTTGTAATATACTTTAAACCTGCCTCTTTAATATTTGAGTTAATTGCTTGAGCTCTACGAACGGAGTGAATGATATCAATTACGTTATAACCCCACATTTTAACTTGGTTAAACATCTCAACTTCGTTTGCCAACTTTAACATAGATTCCCTTTGTGAGATTGTTTTCTTTGGTATCATTGGTGTGGCAATCTTCTTAATATCCAAATTAAGGGCCTTACATCTCTCAAATATCCAAAACCAGTCAAAGTTTGCCGAGTTGTATCCAGAAATAATTGATGGTTTAATCTCATCTATGGTTCTAAAGAACTCAACAAGACCTCTTCTTTCCTCATCAGGATCTTTACATTCAATTACTTTCATAAATCCCTTGTTTGTTTTGATCCCAATCATAAAGATACGACCGTCCTTTGGTTCTAACGCAGTCGTCTCAAGGTCAAATACAAGTCTAGTGATGTCATTATACTCATCAAATCCTTTAAATAATCGTTTTTCCTTTGAAACCAAGTATTGTTCTACGGGTGACAATAACATTATTCTATCTTTTGCGTTTTCACCCCATGGGTCAATTCCTCCATCACGGAAGAACTGAATAAGGGTTCTATATCCCTTTAAAGACTTAACAAGAAATGTTAAACCATTCTCCAATCTTTCATTACCGTCGGTTCTTAATTTATCAATTATGATTCCGTATTTGGTCATTGCCTCTTTCTGTTGTTCTTTGGATCCTGAATAAAAATTAAGTCCGTGAAGGTCACCAACCCAAGCAAAGGCAATAAATGTGTCTCTGTTAATTGATTTTCCTTTACCGGGAACTTCTTTTATTTTAAAAATGTGGTCTGATTGGTAGTCGTATTCTATCGCTACGATATGTTCCTCTGGGTCATTGCCCTCGAGGAAACTCTTAATTTCTTCTTGTGATATCATAATAATTAGTGTGGTTCATTGGCTGTCGTGTATAACGACATTCACCTTCATTAATAAATATAGTCAAGGAATTTGATTATATCAACCAATTAAATATGAAAATAGTGGACTATAAAATTGGGGACGGAATACAACACGGGAACTCTAAGGTATAACAATTATTATGTTCAATATCGTCTGACAAATAACTTTCACTTATATTAATAAATAATTGTTCTCTAATCGGTAATACCAATGTTCCTGTATCATTTCTAAATAAAAACTGACCTTCATATCTTCCCACCTTACTTGTGTCATTTTTTGTAAATCTATAATAAACATAATATTCTGGACTTGCATTTGGGTTCATATCAAGTTTTTCAACAAACCCGGCCGATTTAGTCATTATCTTTGGTATTCCTGTTTCTATGTTAACCATTGAGAAAAATATTGTAGATCTCTCAATAAACTGCATCATGTCATCGTAGTCGTTGTTACCATCTTTAACGACCTGTAACTTTAAAAGGGGGAGAGTTGCGTTTTGTCCTATGAAAAATTCCATCAATACTTTTATTGATAAATATCTTAAAAACCTTATTGTTGAAAATATTTTGATATCCGTCGACTTAATCTTACTCTTGGATCATTTTCCGTTCTATTTAAAATTTCATAAGGCAATATAAATCCAAAACTCAAAAACACCCTTCTTGAGTTAAATTCATTTGTCCAATGTTTGTATAATGAAGCTTCAAATCCGTATAAATCAGTTTCTTGTATCTTAATTGAGACCTTATCCAAAAATAACTCATAATCTTCTGACAAAACACTAATGTTACATTTGTAGTTTATGTAACCATCAATTGATGCATCATAGTGTGGATTTATTTTTCCACCCTTATTCATATCAACCGACTGTAAAAAAATATTATCTTTTGGAAAATTAAATTTTTCTGAGATCCTGTCTATTATTTTATAAATAAAATAAGGTAATGTTTCTTTTGAAACATCTGAAATTGATTGAAATTTTGTAATGTAATTAGTTAGTGAGGTATTGGATATATCAAAAATACATGATTTACCG